GACTGCGAGGTGATCTTCCTGGCGCTGGACCAGCCCAAAGACGTCAGGAAGCTGCTCTCACTCGAGCTGACAGGCGCATGGGTCAACGAGGCCAGAGAACTCCCCAAAGCGGTCATAGACGGGCTGACGCACCGCATAGGCAGGTATCCCACCAAGCGCGATGGCGGGGCCACCTGGCGCGGTATCTGGATGGATACGAACCCGATGGACGATGACCATTGGTGGCACAACATGGCCGAGAAGGAAAAGCCGAAGGGCTGGAAGTTCTGGAAGCAACCGGGCGGTGTCGTCGAGGTTCCCGCGGATGATCTGCCCGACAACCCCGAGGCGAACGATCATGTCCTGGCAAGCGGTAAGTGGTGGAAGGTCAATCCCAAAGCCGAGAACATCAACAACCTGCCGGGGGGCTACTACCAGGCCATGCTGCCGGGTAAGAATCTGGACTGGATCAGGTGCTATGCCGCAGGTGCGTACACCTACGTCCAAGAGGGTAGACCAGTCTGGCCAGAGTACGACGACAACACCATGAGCGGCGAGACTGAGGTTGACCCGTCTGCCCCGATTCAGATCGGTCTGGACTTTGGTCTGACGCCTGCAGCGACCATCGGGCAGAGGCTCGGTAATGGCCGCTGGGTGATCCACCATGAGATCGTGACCTTCGACATGGGACTCGAGCGCTTTGGGCTGCAGCTGCTGGCTGAACTCAATCAGCGCTTCCCGAATCATCAGGTGCTGCTATGGGGCGATCCTGCAGGCATGGCCAGGGATGCGATCTATGAGGTCACATCCTTCGAGTTCTTGCGAACGCTGGGGCTACGGGCGCAGCCAACAGCCAGCAATGACTTCAAGGTCCGACGAGAAGCCGCTGCAGCGCCAATGCAAAGGCTGATACTTGGTAAGCCTGGCCTGATCGTCAATCGCTCCTGCAAGATGCTACGGAAGTCCCTGGGAGGCGGGTATCACTTCAAGCGTGTTGCAGTCGGTGCGGGACAGGAACGATTCAGAGACGCACCCAACAAGAACGAGCATTCGCACATCGGGGACTCATTCGGCTACCTGATGCTGGGCGGTGGCGAGTACAACCGCATGACCCGGACCTCGAAGCTCGGCGCATCACCGATGGTCCAGCAGACTGTCGCCAAATCTGACTTTGATGTGTTTGCATGATGGATTGAGATCAGATACGATCAAGCTGTTGGTGTAGGAACCGACAGTTTGAAGGCCACTATCTCATGCTCCTCGCCCTGTCTCTCCGGTCAGGGTTCCTACCGGGGGGCAGCAGATAGTGGCTTTTTTGTTTCCCACATCAGCCGTTCCGCTCACGCAGCAGCGCTCCTGCATGGGAGCCAGCGGAAAACACCGGCCAATCCTCACCCTGATTGCGAGCCGACCAGCCTGTCTGCGAGGGACTGGTGTAGACGCCTGGGACAGCGGTGGTAGACCACCCAGGCATCGAAACAATCGCAGCCTCCGGGTACTCTGGCTACGGCACAGGATGCTGACTGCGGGAGAGGTAGAGCGTAAAGTGTTGCGCTCCACCCTGGGGGAACTATCGCCAGATATCGCACCGATATCGAAGCATTGCCACGAAGCGCTGCTCCCAGCAGAATCACCGTCATGAGCGATATCACTCGAGGTTAAGATGGCTATTCCCTGGCTGGCTATTGCGCTGCTTGCTGGATCTGCGGCACAAGCAAACGAGGCGCGTCGAGCGCGAAAGCAGGCGTCAGAGGCGCAGGTTCAGAACCTAGCGCAGCAGGCCAAAGACGCAGAGCGAATGCGTGAGGCAATCGATGCTCAGACCGCAGCCTATGCCAAGACAGGCGCATCGCTCGAAATGCAGGCAGAGACTGCCAAGCGCTCCTTCGAGGCCAGCCAAGCGCAGTACGCTGAGAACAAGCTGATGATGGAGCGCCAGGCCGAGGAAGTTCGGAAGGCGACAGACGAGGAGCGGCGCAAGGCGGCACAGTCCGAAGCGACTGCGCTGCGAGCGAGAACCCGCGGCGGTCGCAGGGCGCTCCTGTCGCAAGAACGCACAACGCCTGAGCTGGGCATCACCAGCCCGATGCTTGGTTCGCAGGGCATGATCTGATGGCAACCGCATACCAACGGCGCACGGCAGCCCGCAGAGCAACCAGCGGCATCGACAGGCTGGCATCAGAGTTCGACAAGCGGATGCGAGAGCTGTCCGGTCAGCAGGCCGAGAGCTTTGGCGCATACACCCGGCAGGTCGCTGAGACGATGGCTCCGTACGAGCAGCAGATGGACCAGTACCGCACTACCCTGCTGCCTGAGTACGAGAAGCAGCGTCAGTCATACCGGCAGTCGCTCGAGGCTTTCCAGGCTCAACTGGAAGAAATTAAAAAAAATCCCACCGTCACTAAGACAGAGCAGGTCGAAATGCCTCGCGGTGGTCTTGCCGGGGTGTTCGGCAGAACGAAGACGGTTACGCAGGAATACCAAGAACCTCGGGAAGTGCCGACCTTCGATCAGGTTGCGCCTGTTGCGCCTGCGATACCTGAAGCCCCGAAGATCGGAGAGTTCGAGACAGCAGGGTTCGAGCAGAAGCGCAAGCAGCTGCAGTCTGATCTTCAGCGCGAGCTGGGTGAGCGGCGCAGTGCCAAGATCGCAGCAGTCCAACGCCGACCGCGTGGCGGTCTAATGCAAGGAGCGTAAGCATGGACAAGAAGGACAAGATGAAAGCCAAGGCCACCAAGGTCATGCGCGAGTATAAGAGCGGTGCGCTGAAAAGCTCGAGCGGCAAGAAGGTCACCAGCCGCGATCAGGCAGTCGCCATCGCAATGTCCGAAGCGGGATACAAAAAGAAATGAAAGAGGTTTGGGACAAGGACAGGCCGAAGGGTCTTGGCAAGCCGAAAGAGCTGTCACCGATGCAGCGCAAAGCCGCTGAGATGATGGCGAAGAAAGCTGGCCGACCGTATCCGAATCTGGTGGACAACATGCGGGCGGCGCAGAAGAAATGAAGGCGGCGCACAAAGATCCCGAGGGTGGGCTGACCGAGGCCGGTCGCAGACACTTCGAGCGCTCAGGCGAGAGCAAGAACCTGCAGCCTGGCGTGAAGGAGTCGAACCCTTCTGGCGTCAGGGCGCGGCGCAAGGGATCTTTCCTGACCCGTTTCTACACAAACCCTTCAGGTCCGTTGACAGACGACAAGGGTGAACCGACTCGGCTGGCGCTCGCGGCTCGGGCATGGGGCGAGCCAGCGCCGAGAACCGCAGCATCGGCGAGCAGGCTGGCGGCAAAAGGTCGCAGATTGCTCGACCAGGCGAAGGAAGATTAAATGGAATACGAGAAGAGCGGCGGCATCAAGCTGAAGCCTGAGCAGATCATCGCTCGCCAGCAGTTGGCGCAAACCCGGAAAGATGAGTTCCAGCAGATCTACCAAGATGCCTACGAGTTCGCGCTGCCTCAGCGTCAGCTCTACGGTGTTTGGGAGGGCGGCGCAACCGGCACGAAGAAGATGCAGCGCGTCTTCGACTCGACCGCGATCAGCAGCACCCAGCGCTTCGCCAACAAGCTGCAGAGCGTGGTGTTCCCGCCGCAGCGCAAATGGTCGAAGCTCGAGCCGGGTTCGTCAATTCAGGACAAGAACCAGCGCGACCAGCTGCAGGGTGTTCTCGATGCCTACAACGACATCGCATTCGCTTCGCTGAAGCAGAGCAACTTCGACATCGCCATCGGCGAGTTCCTGCTCGACCTGGCAGTCGGCACGGCTTGCATGATGGTGCAGCCTGGCGATGATGTCAGCCCGCTGAACTTCGTCCCTGTGCCGTTGTTCCTTGTCACCTACGAGGAAGGCGCAAACGGCCAGGTCGATAACGTCTACCGCAAAATGCGGATGAAAGGCGAGAGCATCGAGCGGCAATGGCCGGATGCCAAGATCCCCGACGAGATGCAGCGCCGGATCGAGCAGAAGCCGACCGACGACATCGAGCTGCTCGAGGCGACGATCTACGACTACACCCGCGGCGACTATTGCTACCATGTGATTGACAAGATCTCGAAGCAGGAGATCGTCTACCGCAGGCGGGCGACCAGTCCCTGGGTCATCAGCCGGTACATGAAGGTCGCTGGCGAGATATACGGGCGAGGACCGCTGATCACCGCGCTGCCCGACATCAAGACGCTGAACAAGACAAAAGAGCTGCTGCTGAAGAATGCGAGCCTGGCGGTGTCGGGCGTCTACACCGCGGCAGACGATGGTGTGCTGAATCCCAACACGGTGAAGATCGTGCCGGGTGCGATCATTCCGGTTGCGAGAAACGGTGGACCACAGGGCGCATCGCTGCAGCCGCTGACGCGCTCCGGTGACTTCAACGTCTCACAGCTGGTGATCAACGACCTGACCGCCAGCATCAAGCGCATCCTGCTGGACGAGTCCCTGCCGCCTGACAACATGAGCGCACGGTCGGCCACCGAGATCGTCGAGCGCATGAAAGAGCTGGCGCAGAACCTCGGCAGCGCGTTCGGTCGCCTGATCAACGAGACGATGATCCCGTTGATGAGCAAGATCCTCGAGGTGCTGGATGAGCGCGGGCTGATCGATCTGCCGCTGCGGGTCAACGGGCTGGAGGTGAAGGTCAGTCCGGTCGCACCGCTGGCAATGGCGCAGAATATGGAAGAGGTCAACGCGATCATGCAGTTCATGCAGCTATCGCAGGCAATGGGGACCGATGGCCAGCTGGCGCTGAAGATGGACCGGGTGGTGGACTATGTGGCCGACAAGCTCGGTGTGCCATACGGGGTCAGGAACACGGCGGCAGAGCGGGCTGTTCTGCTTGAGGAAGCGCTGGCCAAGCAGCAAGAGGCAATGCTGGCTCAACAGGCTGCGATGGGTGCTGGTGCTGCTATGGAATCAGACCAGAAATTGCTGGATGCGTTGCAGATGGGGGATATCAATGCGTGATGAAGTCGCAAGAGCAGCAGCAATAAAAGCGCTGGAGTTGGCGCGCCAAGCAAAAGTAATTGCTGGCCAACGCGGTCCTAAAGGTGATCCAGGAGAAAAAGGAGAAAAAGGCGATTCTGGGCAAGTAATTGTTAAGCAGATGCCGGTCCCTACTTTTGGCCCAGTTGGACCAGTTGGGCCAGAAGGCCCGCAAGGCCCAAGAGGGTTTATAGGGCCGCAAGGAATTCCTGGCCCAGTTGGGCCGCAAGGCCCAGAAGGCCCAGAAGGACCGCAGGGACCAAAAGGTGACGCTGGCCCATTAGGACCACAAGGGCCAATCGGTCCAGTCGGTGTACAAGGTGTAATCGGCCCAATGCCAAAGCATGAGCGCAAGGGGTTGATGTTCCGGTTCGAGAAAGAGCCTGGACAATGGGGCGACTGGATCGTTGTTCCGACTGGTGGCGGCGGTGGTGGCCGGGATGACAAGCTGACTGATAGGCAGGCCGAGCTGGTGTCGATTGCGGAGCTGATCAAGCAGCGCGGTTTGAACGCCGGAAAGGTCATCGGCACTGATGGGACGAGTCTGCAGTGGGTGACCGGTGGTGGTGGAGGTGTTACTTCTGTAACAGCGTCTGCACCTCTGACATCGAGCGGTGGGGCAACGCCCGACATTAGTTTGACCGGGACGGTTCCGATTTCAAATGGTGGCACTGGACAGACGACACAAGGGGCGGCGTTCGATGCTCTTGCTCCGACGACATCGAAGGGTGATCTGATTGTTCACAATGGGACAACAGATATTCGCCTGCCTGTTGGCACGAACAACCACGTTCTGACCGCTGATAGCACTCAGGCCTCTGGCGTTAAATGGGCAGCGGCGGCAGGCGGCGCATCTCCGATCACGATCAGTAACAAGACGGGTGCTTACACCGTTGTTGCTGGCGACCTTGGCACGATCATCAACTGTACGTCAGGCACGTTCACGGTTAGCCTGACTGCTGCGGCTACGCTTGGGAGTGGGTTCAACTGCTGGGTGTGGAATACCGGGACTGGAACGATAACTATTGATCCTAATGGAAGCGAAACGATTGATTCAAGAACTACGTTGGTACTCATGCGCGG